ATCTCTCCTACTTTGGGATCTGTTGTTGGTTCTATGCTTCTCATATTACCAATTCCACTAACATGTAGACTATCACAATAGTATGCGTCCCAATTTTCTGAGTAACCATAAGATTTTAAATAATCAAAAAACCTTTTCTTTCCTTCTTCTATCTGATGGACTGGTAGATATAACGGAGAACAATACATTGGAAAGGTTACGATGTTTGCCATACTGATCCTTGAAACACCTTCTATATCTTTCCAGTAGTCTATTAGTTCTGGTAGGTGCATCCAGTTATAGATCGATACTGTAGAAACAATCACTATCTTACGTTTAGCATATTCATAGTAACGGTTTATATTATTAACGGTCTTCTCAAAGTTACCACCTCTAATCCAATTGTAAAGAGATCCAATCCCATCTATACTTGCTTGGATATGCACTTCATCAATCTTATGTAATAACTCAATGACTGACTGGGTTACCAGTTGAAAGTTTGTACAGATCTCTACTCGACATTTAGGATTAGTGTCTGCGAGTTTCTGTAGTATCTTTATGTTGTTTGGATCTGCGAATGGTTCTCCACCCTTGATCGTCAGATGTTGCAGATGTGGAACGATGTCTAAAACTTTATTGACATCGTCATCTGTCATCTTGTATTGTTGGGTGTGGAATTTATGGTTCTCATTTCTCCAGTGGAGTCCGATATCCACAGCTTCTTGCTCGTATGGTGCCCACTTTGAAGAGTATTTTCCACTACAAGTAACGCACATCTGATTACAAATATTACTAGTAGTAATTTCCAAAAAACGGATAGGTATTGTTTCACTGGTAATATCCTCTTTGTATGTGGGGAAATTGAATTTCTTGTACTGTTCAAACCTAGCACTTCTACCTGCTTCCCAGTGGACTTTACAAACCTCACATTGTTCTGGAAAATCTTTTAATTTAAATTTTTCTCTGATATTATCATAAACATCTGAGTTGAAGAACTTAGTGATGTTGTCTATATTCTTTATGTGTTCTACTGCTACGTTGTCCCCTGCACAACAGAGTACGATCTCACCTATAGGATTTATGGTGAGTCCTGTTTCGGGAACCATGCATTTCATTTTTTTAAATGATTTGAAATTACACTAAGAACTTCGTGAACATCTTTTGCCTTACGAATGTTTTTCTTAAAATTTTTGTCAGCATCTTTTAGTTTATCCCATTCAAACGTTGCTAACTTGAGTAGAAACAGTCGTTCTTTATTTTCTTCTTCTGTAGAATCTTCTCTGTTGTCTAAGGTAAACATTAAGTTTAATAATTTGACAAGGTTCTGTTTTGTTACTTCACCTTTTGCTTCCTTTATAAATTTATCATCTTTAACTGCATTATCAATTGTTTCTTTCACAAGTGCATCGGAAAAGTTTTTTACTATCTCTTTCTGTTCTTCCTCTAGTTCTTTCAGTCTGATGTAGGTTCTTTCGTACAAGTCTTCTAGTGTTACAGTTCTACCTGTATCATCAATAGGAGTATTTAAAAACTTCTCCCATTCAGCATCACCTTCTTCGGCAACAATGATATGACTTGTGTAAGTTTTTGTGGTGGGATTAAACCATACAGACTCTAGAGTTATTCTATCTTCATCTATAAAATAAGCATCAACAAACGTATGTCCTTCAATCATAATAAAATCCTAATAATTAAGTTCTTTCTAGTTTCAACCTAAAAGTGCTCTTAACAGTAATACTTCCATTCGGAAATTCTTGAGCACGATAATCATTCGCACTTGCAGTTCTTTGAGTGTATTGACCAGAAACACCTGTCATTGATCTATTAGTCATAGCAGTTCCTTTTGTCGTTCCTGAACCGTCAAGATTGTAAGATAAAGTATTACCTGCACCATTATATATCTGTTGTCTTATCAAGGAACTAAAAAATTGGTTAAACTCTGTTTGAGTCATTTCTCTAAGACCTGCAGGATTGTTTCTTCCATTACTTGTCTTGTCAATAACTAAAGGTAATCTATAGGTTTCTAATACACCATCATTTTTATGGAGATAGTAAGTGATACGATTACCAGTATCTTCGTGACTTTGATAAGTTCCTGCAGTGCCTATACTTCCAGAGGAGTATAAACTTAGTGCAGTAACAGTGTCTTGAAATGCTACACCTTGTTGAGTACAATTCGTTTCACTGGTAGATGTACTAATAAAGTAACTACCTCCTGCATAATCAGAAGTCGTTCCACTTTCTATGTAACCCACAACAGGAGTAATAAACGTGTCTATTATATCCTGCATATTCATTTCTCTTATGGAATTGTCATGTTCCATGTAAACAGGTTTAGCAACCCAATGGCCAGGATAGGTGTTTACAAATCCTACGTTAGGATTAGTTCGACTATTACTCATCCTGTCCCAATTGTATATGTTTATTTCTTCTGGTTCACCAGTAGTTGCTTCTGAAGGGTATGACGTTACTTGAGGCCAGTTTCCAGATGTGTTTCTTGCAGCAGGCCCTGATCTAAATCGGGTGTCCTGCATTCCACTCAGGTTACCAGTATTACCACTGACATACTGCACTTTCACAGATGGATTATCCGCATAGCATCTTGCAATACGTTTATGAATCTGATCCCTGTCAGAGTCTGTATATTCTTTTATTGCTTCGTCATTCTTTGTGACTAATGCTCTACGAACTGTCATTATGGTGTACTCATTGTATTGGATGTAGACAAGAAGTATCCTGCAAGTACTACATTACCACTTTCTTCCTTAATTGTCAATAGTTTTAAATTGTCTAACTCCAACTGAACGTTATTGGAATCATCCATATAAAGAGTTTGTACAATCGCATCATTGATTGTTGCTTCTTCAAAATGTGCACTATCAACACTTAAAAAGTCAACATCTAAGTTTTTAATATATGCAGAGTCGATGGTTGCACTATCTGCAATTACCTGACCTGCATGAACTAATTTAAAAGATGCAGAGTCACAATTAATCCCTTGCATGTGTAGTGGGCCTGCAGACTCACCAAATAATCTTTCATTGATAGAATCTACGTTATTACCAGCTCTATTAAGTGATGAAATTAGACTGGAGTCAGCACCACTAAATGTAGAGTCTAAGTCATCTAAGTCACCCATAAAATCAGACATCTGGTTGGTCTTAGTCATGAATGTACCAACTGCATCCGTTAAATCTACTGTTACCTTACGCGCCATGTCTTACCTCTAATTTAATCCAAAGTCTGGTGGGTTTGTGTCCATTACACTATCATCCATCAATTGTGCACCAAACCTAGTTACATTACTTTGGTTCTCTATTCTAAATTCTCTTACTCTATCTACCTGTACACTAGAACCAGTTTCGTCTGGATCTATAGAAAACTTGTTTATGTATGCGTCATTAATTGTTGCTTTATCATAAACTAAAGCACTGTCATTATCTAGAGTATCTAAATGTAATTTATTTATATGTGCACTATCGCAAACAAAATCATATGCATTAGTACCAGGCGAGTCGCCCAACCAAAATGGTTTATCGTTCTGGTTGAAGTTTGGGCCGGGCATTGCATCATCATAGTTCCATAATCTATCTGTTCTAAAAATATTTCTAAATCTACCAGAGTCTACATGAAAGTTTGCAGTCACTGGTTTAGGCATAGGTTTACCTGCTTCAAAAAACAGGAAGTGTATTTCGTCTCCATGACCACCTAAAGAGTTAAGAGCTGCAACAAGACTAGAATCTTGTCTAGTATCAGGAGGTGGAAAGAATGGATTTGAATCAAACACAGACCCTAAATTATCCAAATCACCTATGTAATTTGACATGGTTTGAGTCTTGGTTTTCCAAGTACCGATAGTATTTGTTCTTTGTACGGTAACCTTACGTGCCATTACAACTTCTCTAAAATTTGTTTCATCATATCTTTGAGATCAGAAACATCTTGTTTTAGATCTTCAATCTCTTCTTGTTTTTTCTTCCATGCCTTCTTACGGGCTCTCGCTGCTCTTATTTCTTCAGTACTGGTATTCAAGACTACTCCACGTTCATCTTTCACTAAACCTTCATAACCATCAACTTTTGTATGTTTCATTATACACTCAATGCGATTACTCTTAAATCCTTAATACTTGGAACTTGTGCAGAGTTAGTAGAAGTCATAACAATTTTCAATTGGAATTTAGTAAAGGCAGGAACGTTACCTGATTGTCCACCGATCAGATATTCGTACTCTCTGAAAGTTTGTTTGTTTGCATCTGGGGGGTTGTTAGATGACGATGTTTGTTTAACAAAATCAACAGCGCGAATATCTGTACCTTCATCACAAGTTCTATAATAAAGTTCTATTCCTGCAGGTTTTGGTCTATTTGCGGCAAGAATAACTTTCAATCCAACTGCAGTCTCTGCAAGAGTTGTTACAGTTGTAATATGTTTTGCTGGCCCCGAAGATCTGTTTGCATTAGTTTCTGAGATAAAATTCAACGGAACGTTAAATCCACTAGTCGCAGCGGAATCTTGATTATCTATTATGTTATCGATCAAAGTTAAAGAAGACCTTTGAAGATCAATAACAGGAGATACGGTATCCAGTGCCGTAGACATCTTGATTTCCATTTCTGCAGTCGATGCACCTACCGCAATCTCTGCATCTGCAATTGAATCTGCAGCAACAATGTAAGGATGTTCTAGTGCAAAATTATTTTTATTTAAATTTATACCTGTGAAATCTGCTTCTACTGTGTAAGGTGTTTCTACACCTGCAAAGGATTTACCAGTAGTACCTTTGAAAGAAGCATACAGATCAGTTCCGTTTGGTTTTAGATTTGATATGAAAGGCCATACAATAGAGTATGGAATGTTCTTTGTACTTTGTACTAACGATCCACCACCCACTTCATCCGAGTCTGCAAGACCTGCAATTTTAAATTCAAATCCACTTGCGTCTATACGAGTAATACTATGATCACCATTAAGTTGATTTGCGGTAAACCCACCGACAGCATTCGAACCTGTTATAGAAACAGTATCACCAACTTGCAGTCCATGGTTTGAGTGATATACTCTAACGTCACTGTCTGCTTCATAAGTTCTGATTGGATTTGCATTCAATAGTTCACGAGGAACTGAGGCATTTTTTAACTTGACAACTGGTAGAGTTGTGGTAGTATCAAACACTGCACGAACTATGTCAAACTTTAGATCTTGTTTCTGGTTCGCAGAAAATGTTACACCGTTTTGAGAATAGAATAAACTACCCAAGTTAGGATTTAAACTTACACGTGCAGAAGCAGAACCAATGATCTGTTCATCTACCTCAGATATAAAGATTTCATATTCTGGTGTCTCTGCGTAAACTACAATCGCATAATCTCTAAGACCATCTAAAAAGATTGGTTCGTTGAAAGTAAAAGAGGTTGCAGTAGAACCATCTGTTGATGTTTGAACTGCATTGTGTGCAACGTAAACAGTAGAGCCTGGTATAACTTCTATGTCAGAGGGCATACCATTTCTCATTGGTCTTAGATGCATCATGACAGGTAACTGAAGTTCTGCAGTTGCAGGAAACGTTGTTTTAAAATATAGATTTATTTTAGTTACATAAATCCCATTTGTTTCATCAATATAGAATGATTGAGCAATCGGGTTTTTGTTCTGTTGATATCCTAAAGAATTTAACATTATGCGTTCTCCATACCCTTATTGCGTCTCATTAATTTACCAATACTTCTACATAATGGAACACCTATATTTAACATCAATCTTCCGACCTTATTATCTTTGTATTTCTTTGGTTCCATGCGGTGCGCGATATGTTGCGCCCATGCACCAGTGAATGGTCTAACCCATCCGTGGAAATAGACTTTAGATAATAGAGATCCTTTCTCTATCCAATCTACCATTGGAACCGCCCATGAATGGTAACCATTGAATACATCTGGATCGTTCTCTTTCATCCATATACCAAACTTGTGATCTTGTTCCCAGATCTCTTGTGGTAGATATCCTCTGCGATATAGTAGAGAACATAGAACAGTACCGTTATTACTTGGAGCACTTGGATATGCCGCATCATTGTAATCTTGGTTGTCACCACGTATAGGTTTACCAGGCGGAGGAAACTTATGAAGTGTTTGAGTTTCATTATCCCACTTATAAGTGTTACCTTGAACGGTTGGAGCATTATCTTTATTACGATTATGGTTAGTTGATCCACTGCTATTTCTTGTAGGTGCAGGTGATGTAACCGAACTCTTAGATCCTTCGACTTCTAGTACCCTAGTTGATTTTACATCCTGATGAATAGTATCTAATGTACCTTGTGCAGTGTAGATACCTCTAGCAATAGTTCCTGCAAGTCTTTCTTTATTTGCGGAAACATCCATGAGTTTTATTTCGTGTGTACCAGATCTAAATCTAAAAGAACTATTATTTGGTATCATGAAGGAAATGTCTACCGCACCTGTAATGTCAGTAGTCAATGTTCCTGCACCATCTATGTGTGTAGTTTTGTTAGATAGTGTGTTACCGTAATCTCTTGTTGTGGTTGAATACGGAACAAATGTTGCTTCACGAACATAGTCTGCCATGTTCTTACCATCCATGAATAAGAAAACATTAGAGTTAGGTCTCATACCTTGTGCACGAATACTCACAATACGAGATCTGATAAACGGTAGCAATGCAACCTGTAGAACTCGTGTTCCTATTATCTCTTCTACAACACTTTCTGATATAACTTTGTTTACAGTTTTGGTAGTTGTTCTACCTGCAGTTTTTGAGATGGTATTTGTTTCATCTCCAACTTTAAGATCCTCTAGATCTTTACCACCCCAGTTCCATTCCCAGTTGTTCCAGTTTGCAGCTTGGTTAGTAGATAACCTTTCACCACCATCAATAACATTTCTGGTTCCTATCTTTTTATCTTTCCACTCATCAGATGCAGGAGACAGTCGTAAGTTTCCTGTAAATAAAGAATTCGAATATGGATTTATCTTAACTGCTTTTGTTGCAAAGTTTTGAGAAATGTATGTTGACTCAGTGTAGTTAATGTATACGTTATCACCTCTGCGAACAACGCCTGTTGACGCATCAGAGTCAAACATCAATCTAATATTGTCTTCTGTAAATGTTGGACGTAATATACCAACTGAAGGATCTATAGATGCAAAGTAATCTAGGTTTGTTACATCCGATAACATGTGCGTTGTAAAATTATCCACAAAGAAACCAGACTTAGTTCTGTTTAGACCTGCAGAGTCAAGAACCTCAAAACTATTAGTTGCCAGTTCTAACATGTTAAGAGAAGTCGCTTCTTCTAGATTTGAAATACGTTTCTCCAATTGATTGATGTCATCCATAGTGTACCTACGGTGATCAATCTTTTGGACTGACATGTCGTTTTCATTTAACGTGTTTGGATAGAATGTAAAGTTATAAAGTGGTAATGTACCCTCTGGCGCCTGTGGGAACTGAGGATTGAATGCATCTGCACCTCTTATTATATCAAGTTCACCGTCAGTGTTGATTAGTAACTTGTGTGCTCTTGACAAGTAGTAAGTATTGTCAGATGTTATAATATCTGTAGGAGTTGGTAGGTAAGATAAATTTGCTTCCGTAAAGTTTCCAGAAGCGTTAATCACAGGACGTAAATCATATGCGTCTCTTAGGTTTAGTATCTCACCAGTAGATCTTGTAAAACTAGGGATTTCATCATAGTCCACAACACCAGTATATGAGTTAACTGCAAAGAAGTTACCTGCACCATGGTTGAAGTGATCAAACTTAACATACACATTTCCTGAAGGTGCAGCTTGACCACCATTCAATACCATTCTACCTAGTCCATAAAAGTTATCTCTCTGACCATCATCGAGTTTAAACTTGTATGAGACATCAGCACCATCTGAATCTATAAGAGTAACTCTTTTGACTTTATAGATGTCTGGTTTTGTCAGATCTAGGAACTTTTCACCTGTCTGTGCATCTGTCTGGATTGTAGTGGTTACTGTAGCATTTTGCGCCAATGTTTTTGCACGAACAATAGGTGTTGAAGTTACACCGTAGACATACACTTTGACTGCTACTGCACTTGGTAATCCTGTAATAGTCGTTGTGTTAGATCCAGTGTTCAATCCACCAAGAGTTGAGTTATCCACTTTTCCAGAGGAAGTAAATATTAACCAATCACTAACATTAGTCAATGCATATGCAGTTGGAATACTTACGGTAAAGTTACCTGCACCATCAGTTGTTCCTGATCTAAGGATCTGTACTTCTATCTGTTGAGGATCTAGAACTCTTGGTCTTTGACGTAGCGTATCAAACACCAATGTATTATTGGTAGGATCTTCTAATATAATATTGTTTGCAGTTGTCTGAGTCGGATTGAAGTAAGAAGTTCCAGATGTACCAATAGATTTTGCGTTTCTAAAAGATTGCCCAGCGTTCATCTTGATGTCAAATAAATGAAATCTTAAATCAGACCCTCTTTCATGCACCGCACGAACACGTGCAGTACCAATCGTAGAACCACCGTAGTTACGAGTGTCTCTTAGGTTTTGTTGTGCAAATGTTTTAATGTCAGGCCCACCGACTGCAGAGTCACCGTTTACATCTACAAAGTTACCATAGTCAACTGGCATGAACTCACCTTCAACTTCAATGTCAGAAGTTGGTTTGGGAACTCTAAAGTCAGTTGGTGTAAATCTTGCACCCCGATAACCATTTACTACTGCGATACCGTCACTTGCTCTCATTATCAAATGTGTATCTGCAGAATCCTCTTCAAAAGAAATACGGAAAGGTTTTACAATATAGTCACCAGAATTTTCTTTTATTCTAGTTGCGACCATGTCTCTAGGGATTGCATATTGCAGATCTTGTTGTGCAGACACTGCAGAGAATATCGCACCTTCTTTTACTGTGTTAATATGAATAAAGTTTTCATCAGATGTCAACTGATCATCTGAAGTAAGTCTTAACTTAATACAATATCTGTCTGCGCCTGGAGCAGTTGTGTTTATAGATGACCCTTGGTTGTCATATAACTGTTGATCGTCATCTACACTTCTGACTTCTTGTTCAATTTTAAATCCCACGTTTGTTGTAGGATCGTCAGTATACTTTGATATGATCGCACTTTGTGATTCTGTATATACAAAAAAACCTTGAGTAAAGTAAATACTGTCTCCTATAAGAGCACGAGTACCTTTACCTACTGCAGGGTTTGCAGGAGTGTTCGTGATTTGAACAATTCTACCAGATCCTAAACTTTCACCTGCTAGGAACCTTGGTGTGGACGTTGTTGTAGATGATGCAGACGTATCAACATATCTCACATAGATCGTAACAGGATCTCCTGCGAGTGCAGGAACTCTCTGGAGAATTTCTGCTTTAATTCCAGATGTTGCACCAGTTAATATAGTACCAACAGTAGCAGTTGTGGATGATGATGTTGCGTCTAGTTTTATAAATTCATAACTGTTATCAATCGATAGTCCGCCAGGTTTTACTGGTGCACCTTCTTTGAATATGTTGTTACCAAATCGTTCAATCTGTTTTTGAATGATTGTTTGTGCCTGAGTAAGTTCACGCGCCTGTAGTGAACGACCACTATTGAACAATATGCGATAGTAACCATCACTATCGTTGAAGTCATCCTTATACTTTGTTTCAAATAAAGTATCTGTATATACTGTTGCCATTGTTCAACCCTTAGAATTGTAGAATAATTTTTATATCTTCTGCTTGCGCTGCAGTTCTTGCGACTGGATTTCTGTTATCTATGTAAAGAATATCACCAGTACGTCTATCAACCTCTGGTTGGATTAACGCCGAGTCAATAATACCTTGACCTGCACCAGTAACTTCTTCAAGAATTTCACCATCTTGGAAAGCAGTGAAACCAGTTCCCTTCGTCTGGTGGTAATAAATCTTATCAGAATCAATGTCATCGATAAATGCCCTTGCAAATGTTGTTTGACCTTCGATTAGTTTGTCTTTTGTGAAAGCATTAACAATACTTGATAGTCTCATAAAATCTAACGCATTTGCAGTGTTAGATGAAACTTTTGAACCACTGTATGCAAGAGGATCTTTTATTAGTGTAACCTGTCTGAAATCTTGATCTAGGAGGAAGTCACTATCGTCACCTTCTATCATTGTATGGAACATAACTGATGATGTTTTTAAATCTATTCTTGCATCTGCACCAACACCAGAATCACTAAATGGAAGAACTGCACGTGCAACGGCACCAGTTCCACCACCACCAGTAATACTAATTTGTGCTACTGTATATCCTCTACCATGTGCAATGTGTTGTCCACTATCTGCCATACGAATTCTTGATACAACTCCTGCAGCGGAGTCGATATCTGCAATCGCACGTGCGGCAGTACCATTACCGATAATGTTGACTGATGGTATAGCTGTATATCCAGATCCACCATCTTGTAGTACGATATTTAATATCTCGCCTGGTTCTACACTGTCTTGAACTTCGTGTTGTTTTAATTCAATACCAGTAGAGTTCGAGTCAACTGCAAATTGTTTTTGTACAGGCATGAAGTTAGAAGATTGAAACTTCTCTGCACGTGAACCACTGATTGTATACATAAACTTCCATACGTATCCATCTGTAGATCTGAATGAGTCGTTGTTTGCACCAGTCGGTTCGATTACGGAAGGTTGTGCAACCCCTAGTCTGTTTCTGCCAACTTCTAAACAGACATATACTTGGTTGTTATCGTTCTTCACGTAGTAAGGAAGTGTGGGATACCCACCTAACGCATCATCATATGATGAATAGATCCTACCATTTGACCAATTGTTTCTAGGAATAACCAGAGATGTTGCCGCAACTTTTTTAATTGATTGAAGACCATCTCTCAATCTCGCAACGTCTTCTGGACTGTTGATTGGTGTCGGGACAGTCTCGTTTGAATCCCAAGGTTCTGACCTACCAATACCCACATAATAGTTATGGGTCTGTTGTTCAAACCTTTCGAAAAAATCACGAGCAATCTGTTGTCTCAGTGTATCTGTAATCGTAGCTGGCATCTTCTATATCCTATGTATTAACTGCGGCACCTAAAACAATACGTCTGTAAAATCCACCAGAACTATCGTATACTGCAAGACATGGACTTCCTGCGTTACCATCTGTAACGAATATCATTCTTCCGTGTGCGCCTGGGGGGACGGTTGCGACTGAGTAATGTTTGATGTCAATAAAATCTGGTGTTGCTTCACGAGTTCTTTCTGCAACGTAATCTGAATCTAATGTTGCAGATAACGCTGCAACTTCATCTGTGACGTTATGTTTTAATGCGACTGTACCGTCACTATCTGGCAAGAGAATAACTCTATCTACAGTCGGATCTACTACTCCCAAAGAAGTTTCGTGCGAATCTGCAGTTCCTTCGTAAACAAGAAACGAAGAATTATTAGTACTGTCGTGTAATCTGATACCTAGTTCTGATGCAGAATCCGCACCTATAACAGTACGTATCTGCACAACATCACCGTATAACTCTTCAAAGTTATCGTTGATCTTACCTGCGCCTGTGTACAGATCGTCACCTGTACCATCGTTACCAACTGTACCTCTGTCTATAATTTGTCTTGCCATTTTTTATTTCCTAAAAACTGTACCTTTATTTATAAGGTTTTCACTACTTTGTTCCTACAATATATTCTCTCTGTGAGAATTTATCTCTTGTTGATGAGAACCTTACTGCAGAATTTACTACACTATTTGATGTAACACCAGTCGAATCTGCAAAATCATCAAATCTAATCTTGAACCCTGCGAACTCGTACATGTTACTGTAGTAATTCTCTACACTATCGATAGTCATATTCTGCCAATCAGATAGTTTACGATTTAAACTATATCTATCTCTCATTTGGAATGTCTCTAAACCTTTACCTGCGTAATTGATATTGACATACCCATTTTGCATATATCTAAGGGCGTCTAGATTGATCTGATCCGAATCAAGACCATCATAACTAGGTGCAAAGAGAGAAGTTGTTATTGCACCAACTGCTTCACCTTCCGCTGCATATGAGAATGACGCAGTACCTGCTACGATTATGTTTGGATTGACATAAGGTATAGATGTTAATGTTCTAATATTCACTGCAGGTTCTGCTTCAAGAACAACCGCTGCACCCAAGTAAAACCCTGATGGGTGTACGTAGTTTCTATACATCGCCTCCCATTCCAAGAGAGGGATCGGGCCTTTTATCAGTGTAGAGAAGACTTGATAAAGTCTACCATCTTGTATTCTTTTCGCATCTTCTGTACCAACATTAGATTCACCAACAATAAACAAACTGTCCTTGGGGTGAAAGATCTCTACAGTCTCGTTGAAGAATGCACGAAAGAAACCATGGATAGAATATTCAGAACCCTTGACTCTGAAAAAGTTACCAAAGTTTCTTATGACTTCTCTTGGTGTTGTGAACTGACCATTAGATATACCCAAACCAATCTCATCAAAGAGTAAATCAAGAAATGATAACTTAGTATCTTCTATATCTCTGATAGTTTGCAGTTCTTCAATGATACCACCGTAGTTATCGGCTGAGTCAAGAAACTCATAGTATGCATCCAAGAACTCAATGAGCATAGGATAGTCAGAACGAAAATGTTCTGGTAATACTTCATCGACCAGACTTTTTCTTACATTTATGTCATGTCTATCGAAGTGTCTTAACGTTTGTGCAAAACCAGTGTGCGCCATTATCCTACCGTAAGTTTAGTATCTTGTCTATCTATTGATCCTGTTGCAAAGGAAACTGACGGATCTAACCTTACAACGTAATTACGTAAAGGTTTCACCACACTTTCATTCAACGGTATTGCAGATACTTTTATAAATTCAGATCCACCTATAAATGCTTGTGGTGCAAATCCTATAATTTTCACTTGTCCTTTTGTTGGAACAAATTCACCAACGTTGTCTAGTAAAATATCACCATCAATGTTTTGTATTTGTAATCTCTGAGAATTTAATTTATTTCTAATAAGTGCAATAGTTCCATCATACTCGAAAACACTAGAGATAATAGTATATGTAAAATCATCTGGGCCTTTTAGTTGCATTGGATATTGCAGTTCAAAGTTTTTCTCAGATCCTATTGTTGGGAATATTCTTAGTTGTGCTTTAACATCACACTTACTTGATAAGATTGCAGGATCAAGTGCGTCAATCTCTGTCAACATATTACTACGTCTAAATGTCTTATCAAATTTATTTAAGTTTTCGTTAAAGTATCTAACCATAAAGTTATATGCAGAACTCTCAGTTGCCGCTAAACTAAATCCTGTAAGTGCAGGATCGAAATTGAAACTTAAAACTAATTCTAAGAAAAGATCTGTAGGATCTGTATACTTAGTTGTCATAGAAACAATTCCAAGGTTATCAGAAAAGTTTGTTATTATATCTGCCTTTACTTTGTCTTTTATTGAGTCGGCAGTTCCTGTTGCAAAGTTAAGTGAAACATAAACTGCACCATAATCACGAGGTACGTTTTGATCTCCTGACCATACGTTACAGTCTGTGACATCTACAAAGTTACTTAGAATCATTGCTTTGTAATCAAGTGATGTAACAAGTCTCGCCTGTTGTGCATATGCAAAGGGTGCAAGTTGTCTTATACTTTCTATAGTTTGTCTTGGTGCACCACCTGCAGATTCTGTTACCGTAGTTGTTACAACTGGATAGTTTACTTGTTTTATTGTTAGATTAGAGTTTGCATTAAAAACAGTTCCGTTATCTGCCAACTCTGATTTCGTGGACAGATATGTAACAACAACCTTTTCGCCTGGATCTGGTTTCTTACCAAAAGATATACCGTCACCAAAGTTTAGTTCGTAATTTCCGTTAGGTGCTTCTCGAATAGAGTAAACTCTACTATTACCATCAATAGTAATTGCTTCTTTCAAAGGAATATAACTATTGAATGCTGTTGAAGTTGCTGTATCAAAAACTAATACACTTGCGGTTGACGTATCTATTGTACTGTCTGGAATAACAAAGATCTGTCTTTCTTCCTTCTCCCCAACAATAAATGTCTTTGTCTTCTGGACACCTTCGAATATTTTTATATCTGCAGAACCTTTGGATGTCTTGAATTCATAGTTACCTGATCCATCATCTCTTGCAAAGAAACTCTCTAGTGTTCTGAATGTATATGAAATGCCATCGATAGAAGATGTGAAAGAAAACCCACTAGGTAATTCTATCTGGGGTGGTCTGTCGGCAACACCTGCTAGGTTAACATTAAGATTTACAACTGCCTTTGATGTTGTAGGAGATCTTACTTCATATCCTAAAGTTTCTGCGTGAGATACAATAGAAGATCTTAACTGTGCAGTGTTGAGAAATGATTCATTGATTGCAAAGTTTGCGGTCAAACCATTTAAGTGTGTATTATATGCCAATACATCCAAGACATTATTTAATCCTGATGCTTCAAAGTCGTAATCTGCAAACTCACTTTTTTGTTTAAAATGATTTTTTAAAGATTCTTTTATGTTTGCAAAATCTAACTCTGAAGATTTTATGACTGTTGCGACCATTTATCTAACCCTCGCTAACGACACATCTAATGTTACAATTTCTTTTGTGTTGACCACCTGAAACTCTACTGTTGTGTCTAGTGTATTATTTTCTGGTTTCAGTAATACAGTTACTGATAAAACTCTTGCTCTTGGTTCGTGGTTTGTTATTGCATCGAATATTAAGTTTTGCACAAACTCTGGATCAAACTCTGTATCTAATCCAAACAAAGCACTATTAAGGTTAGAACCAAAAAAATTATTAAATGGTTTCTCACCTCTAGAGGTTAACAGTAGATTCTTTACTGACTGTTTTACTGCAGCCGCATCTATCTTCTTAAAGATATCTCCTGCTGGTTTTGCACTAAAAGTCAAATCTATATCTTTGTAGTCAACGTTACGAGAACTTACAATAGATTTGTCTAATGAACCGTCTTCAATTGAAAATGCTCGTGCCATGTATACCTCTGTTTAATTACCACTATTTATAACGTTTAGTGATGTCCTACATCCTCAGATACTTTAGTTTGTTCTATTATTTCAGTAAGTTCACCATTAGTTTGAGTATAATTGTTATATCTTGTCTCAATAACGTTTCTATATCTCATTCTCCAGTCTGCATTAACTGGAGGCATCTGTATGATTATCTGTGCATTTAAACTATTATCTGGATTATACGAATCATAATCTAGTATTAGTTTGTCAAAGTTTAGATAATCTTTACAGTGAGTTGCAATATCAAACGTCTTATCGATGTCTATATTACCACCTCTGTTGCGAATTTCGTACACAACTACCTGACCTCTAGTTGCAAGAAAGTTTAAACTATCAGGGTCTAGAGTTTCTCCCTCTTGTTTTTTGTACAATCCCTCTGTCACAACTAGTCTATGTCTGTTTGTTTTTTCTAAGTGTTCCTGTATCGATAGCATGAATTCTGCATGTACGTAAAGATTTCTCGCAATCTTCAATCTTTCGATATCATCTGTTATATGATCTAATGTAATAGGATCTCCATACCCACCTAAGAATTTTGCGAGTGGTGTACCCTTTGCTAATTTTGTTTTTGCATTGATTTCACCATACTTAGCAAACTGCAACTCTGGGTTATACAATTGATTTGGTATAAGAGTCCTTGTGACAATGATGTTCGACTCATTTGCAATTCTCTCTGGAAACAAGTCTTCGTTACCAAGTATCTTACCAGCAGGTAGTTTAGAAGTACCAGTTGTGTTTAGTATTCTTCCAATCTCAAAAAGTTCTGGTTTCTGTTGCACGTAGGTTGGTGATAATATACCTTCAGATATAGCACGACCAATGAAAACTTTATTTCGTGCGGTGTTAGGATCTCTTAACTTACTTCTCACTCTCTCAGTTGTCAAGGTATAATTAGAAACACCACCATAAGAATTAGATTTAACAATGGTGTCTTTCATTACATCGCCTGGATCAACTTTCACATTGCGTATTCCTAAATTTGATTTATTTAAATAATCGTCCATGGTTGTGGATGTTGGGCCGGGCGCGTTTATTGAACCACGAACAGTTGTATCAGTTGCAGTATTGTCTGCAGTATAACCTTGGGCAGATCCTGTATTCCCTGCACTACCGTCATGTGTGTCTGGGTCTGAGTAGTTTTGAGAGTTTGTAACATCTGCAGTAATGGATCTAACAGCTGTGCCTTGAAGATCTC